AACAGCAGCAGTGTTATTTGTCTCATCACAGATAACAACGTAATCTTGAATACCTCTCTTGGATTGAACATCTCTTAAGAAAGGTTCAACAATGTTCACAAAGTTTGCCCTTGTTATCTCATCGTTGAATTCAAATAATTGATCTTTCGCAGCAGCTGCAATTCCCTGTTCTAGGAATATGAATAATCGACGAACGTTGATTCTATCGAATGCAGATGCTTTTGCAAAACCAGTCTTATCTCCGAATAATATAATTCCAGCACCAGGTGAGTTAATAACTGGATTTATTCTGTTAGAATAAAGTTTGTCCCTCTGTAATCTGGTTGGATTGTAAGGAAGTTTAACTGCATTTAAGATTGCTCCTCTATCTGTACCTGCTGGTGAGAACCAAGGGAAATCGTTAATGTCGTTTCTTGCACATAATCCCGCAATATCACCATTTAATGGGATGTAACGGAACACTTCATTAAACCTATCATACACGTATTTGTATCCACTGTCAAATACTGCAAAGGTTGTTGATGCAATTGGATCAAAGAAATCAATAATATTATTTGTTATTGTCTCATCATCAAGAACTACTGGTGATGATTGACTTCCACTATCTGAAATAATTGAGTTTCTAGAAGGTGAAATGAATGCAACTGCATCTTTTCTTTCTTCAGCAACAGTTATTAAAGTATTTGCTAATGATCTAGTATCATCTTTAGATAGATTACCTCCACCTGCTAGTAAGAAATCAACGTTATTCACTCCATCATTTTTAAATATATTATAACCTGCTTTTATATCACCGACACCAGCATCTAGTGCACCTGCTGATGTTAAGTCTGTCTTACCACCATAATTGTTACCACCTTTTAATATTAAATTTTTAGGTCCTGAGGCATTAAATGTAATTCCTTCAGCATCTTTATCCCATTCACCAGCAGTGTTGGGAGTAAAGTTAGCACCATCAAATCCAGTTACAATAGTACCAATTCCTGAACCACTCAAACCAAATAAGTTTTTTGAGTTTGTATAAAGGTAACTTCTCCAATAAGATGGGGAACCTGCAGAGAATTTTGCATCTTTAGCTTTTGATAGATTAAGATGTTTTTCTAAAATTGTTCCTGCATTTCCTGTAACTTTTCCTTTTGCATCAATTACTACTATGTGAACCTCATCAAATCTACCACCTCTATCGGATACATACTCAGATGTGCCTGGTCGATCAGCTATTGCATTCCAATCTGCTTTTACGACTGTTGTTCCAATACCAGTTGTGACTTCATATTGTTGTTGATCAAACCAATCAACCACTGCTGTGGCGTCAAATGCACCTGATTGTCCATTGAAAAATGCAGACACTGACAACAATTCAGTTCCAATTTTTAAGAATCCACCAGCATTTACCTTATCACTGATATCAGAAGTTGTTTCTATCTGAACATTTGTTGCACTATCGTTTATATTGACTTTAACAGTTCCTACTGAGGTATTTAAATCTAGAAGTGTAATTGGTGTTCCGTCATCATGTGCTGCTGCTGATGTTCCCTGTTGACCTCTGGTAACACCAGTGATTTTTCCAGATGCAACAGTTGCACCATTTAATGAAATAATTTCAGAACCAATTACAAGGAATTTATTTGCACCAGCTGAAATACCAGTAGTCTCAACACCAATTTCTGTAGCACCTGATGCTAAAGGTTCTCCACCCTGTTCATCAAGAACCTTTGATCCAGTCTTAAAGAATGAATTGATACTAGCACCAGCATTATGTGATGCTGCAGTTGTTCCTCCAAATGCTCTTGACATATTGGCAGATGTTGTTCCTGCTCCACTATTTGGAAAATTAAGTCCTCCTGTTGTAAATTTGTAAAGACTGTTATAATCTTTAGCAGTTTCTTCACCAGTGGTGACGATACCTACAACTTTGACATCAATATTTTTATCATTTATACCTGTGATGATTCCCTTAAGATGACCAGTTAAACTTCCTGAAGCAGGATCTGTTACGGCAATTGCTTGTGTAACACCTAAACCAACAGATAAACCTGATGTACCAGTTAATGTTATTCTTTGATCTGCCTGACCGTCTATGATTGCGATCCTAATTCCGTCTGCCCAAGTGCCAGGATTTTTTGCTGCAACAGTAACACCTGTGAGCACATTTTCCTGATATCCCAACTCCTGATAGTTTTCACTACTTAAAATTCTTATACTTGATGCAGTACTAACATTGTCTGGTGCAGTAGCATCAGTCTTGTCAAAAGCATTTTTAAGACCAACTCCAGTGGTTGAATTAAAATCATCTGCTCTAACAACACTTAAAGTGCCTCCATACGATAAGTATGAAGATGCAACTAACCATGGTTCGAACTGTTTATCTGTATTATATGGTTGACCAAATAGGTCAAATAAATCATTTTCTCCAGTTACCACTGTTGGTTGACCGACAGGTCCTTTCTCAAAAGAACCTACAATTCCACCAACTTTTCCAGTTGTTCCATCGATCCTTCCAATCGTTAGATCAACCTCTCTTATAAGAATACCTGGAGATGCTAAATTTAAGGCCATCCCTTACTCCTCGTAATCCAAAATTATCTAAAAATATTTATGTAAAAGGGTATTTACGACGGGGAAACAATGCGTGAACATCACCAATCTGGATATATATCTTCTACTAATATTTTTATTTTTCTACTTTTCTTAATTCTTTTTACCGTACAGGTTTTACATTCATAAGAGTATGCTGACGGAAGTGTTCCTTTATATTTTCTTGTCAAATAAAAATCTTCTACTAGATTTTTTATCTTACCACAGACCCTACATTTTCTCTCAGAAAAAAGTAAATGTTCTAATTCTATCTGCTCGTCAAATTCCATTACAAAACTTGTATTACTCCAACTATCTCAGGAAATTGTTGTGTTAGATGTCTTTCAATTCCCATTCTTAAAGTTTGAGAACTCATTGCACAAGACTCACATGCACCACTTAGTCTAACTTTTGCGATTGCTGCCTCCTCACCCTGCTTAACACCATAATACATTCTAATATCTTCGTCTAAATCATAATCCAATTCTATAAATTCAAGATAACCACCATCTGCTTCGATGTATGGTCTGATATCATTCAGTGATTCGTTTACTTGTTGAGACGTGAGAGTCATATTCTTTCCAATCTAATTTAATACCCTTGTGTGCTAAAAGAATTAGTTTTGCTTGGGTCATTTCTTTACTATAAAAGACGATATTATCGTCTTGTAATCCCATGTCTCCACTCATAGATCCTCCTCATTGTTTGGTTTACCAAAAGTTTTATATGCTAATTGCTCTTTTAAAAAATCAACTTGCATTTTTAAACTTTTATTCTCTTGTTCAAGTTCTTCAATGTGTTTTTCGTAAACAGTAATCATGTTTTCCAAATTTTCTAATTTTGATTCTTTATCCCAATCCATCATGCCTTACAAAAATTATTTAATCATTTAATGTTTGCTTTAGATTTGGAAACTCACATATAGTCCCACATATAGGAACGATCCCCATATTCATCAGCATACCATCTATCTCCGTTTGCGTCAACTGTGACTGTATCTTCTAATCCATCATTTATGAATCCGAAAGGTGCCATATCCTGCTCAATTTGATTTTTTTGCTCCTCATACATCCTCTTACGAATATCATTATCTGTCATCTCCTTGAAGTAATCCTGTGCAACTAACCATGCAAATATTACAAGACACATTGCTAAATCATCATTACATCCTTCCTCTGCCTCAAATGAATTGTGTTTCTGTGCAAATGTTGTCAACTCAGATATAATTTCATAATCACAAGTTAAGAGTTTATCATCCTCCATCATAGCTTTGAGATTACTACACCCAAGTTTTTTAACCGCAGATGTCATACGAACACCAAGTTGTGTTTTCTTTCCACTAAATCCTTGACCCACAACTTGTCCTGCACGACCTCTCATAGATGCCATGAGTAAGTTTTCATATTCCAAATCATACTGTATGATACTTGCAACCTGATCTCCGATATCATTTACCTCCACTAAAAGAAAAGCATTGTTATATCCTTTTGCCACATTATGGATTATATTTGGAAATAACATTGGTTTTATTTCATTGTTTCGATATTTTGCAACGACCTTATATGGAAACTGTGTAATATCAAATACTATAAATGCAGAGTAATCATTACCCAAACCCCTTGCCACATCAACGGTTATCATATAATTATGATCATCTAACGCATTTTCATAGATATCCAATCCAGCATTTTTTGTCCTTGGACTTTCATAAACAAGATTTCTTAACTTCGCAGGATTAATTAGTGTGTTAACGGATCCTAAAAACTCACACTCAAACTCAACCTTAAACTGTTGTTCTGATGTGTTTGCAATGGTTTGTTGTTTCCAATATTCATCTCTACCTGGTACCTCTGACCAATGAACATCAGTCGGTATATATTCATTTTTATTTCGTTCAGCATCATGCCACATACGATAAAAATGATTCATACCACGAGGGGTAGAAACGATTATGACCTTTGTTTGTGTACCAGACGAAATTGTAGGATATACAGATGCAAAGAAATCTTCTGCTACATGATTTGGAACAAAAGCAAATTCGTCCAAGAATAATATATTAAATGACATACCACGAACCGCACTTGCAGATGTGGATGCTGCTAATATTTTCGATCCGTTCTCTAATTCTAATGATCCTTTATTCCATGCAATAATACCCTGTTGCATCCATTTTGGTAAGTTTTCATATGCAGTCTGCAATCTACCAAGTAGATCCATGGCAATCTTTGCTTTGTTCGCAAGAATACCTATATTAACGTT